CTATTCTTGGTGCTTCGTTCGGTGCCTATAAATTAACTCCTAAAAATTAAAGAAAATATATGAGGGGCTTGACACCCCTCTTTTTTTATTTAAATATAGTATGCTTGTAAACACTTGGCCTCAAAATTTAATAACCGAGTTGGGATTTTTTGTTATTCTCATAATAATATTTGGTATTCCAATCATTATCTTAAATAAATATTTAAGAAGATCTGAGTCAAAAATAGATGTTTTGTAGTAGAAGAATGAGTATAGAAGACCATCAAAAATGGAGACTTAAGATGCTTAATCTATGGGAAGAATCCTTAGAGGTAAGACTTGCTGGTATAAAGGCTGCTAAGTCTAAATTAGAAGAACATATAGAAAAAAATAAAGAAGATGCAGTTTCTTAAGTTTTAAGTCATTGACAGAGAATCGAATATCAAATATAATGAATGTGCAATGAATTTTTTATTATAGGGTCTTTTTTTTGTTAAAAGTGGAAGGGGAATAAATAACTCTATATTATAGTATCGAGTATAATGTCTAAGAGAACTTTAGTTTTAGGTACTGAAGCTGCATGTGGTACAAATGCAGCAGGTGCTTCAACTTTTGGAACTGCAACAGTAGTTCGACTTGTCAATACAGGAACAACAGTTAGATTGGTTAGTGTTATTGATGAGGTAGGTGGGTCTACTACAATTGGAACCCTTAGTCTTCCTGGTGGAGCTGTTGAGCATGTTGAGAAACAATCTTCATATGCAATATTTGCAGCACATGCTGAAGTAAAAGGAACAAAAGTAGGTTATACTAATTAATAAAAAATAATTAATATTTTTTTAATTGCCTCTTTATAGAGGTATTTTTTTGACTTTATGGAGTAATATTAGCAGTTCATATCCTTGCCTTGGCGGCCCTACAACCATAGTATTGGGGTTATGGGTATTTCTTATCCTCTACTGGGTTACCGCTTGTCTGGGGGTTACACTGTGGTATCATATATTATTATTAAAAAGACTTGGATTGGTGAAGGATATATGGTATAATAAAAAAAGATTAAATAAGGAAAATAACAATGAAACTAACAGTTGATGATGATGGTGTCCTTACTTTCCCTCCAGAACTTTTAAAAGATGTTGGGTGGGAAGAAGGGGATGTATTACAATGGATTGATAATGGAGATGGTTCTTTTAGTTTAAGAAAACAGGATAAAGAATAAATGAAAAAATTTTTTAAATGGGTTAAAGATCATTTACCTAAATGGATTGATTTAAATCACGATAAACCTTGGAATGTGTTATGAGTAAATCGGATAAAATAGATACTCAGGGATTGTCTGGACCTAAAAATGGGTCACCTGGTCTAATGTTTGGAAATCCTGGTAAGAATCCTGAAGAATCAGGACCAATGCCAGAGGTTATACATAGGGTGTTACCTAAGAATGAGAGTTTATATCTGGAACTTAAGGAGCTCATTAATGAAGTTTTAGATGAGCGTGAATGTAAATTAAATTGATGGAAATTATGAACTGGAGAGAAGAATATAAACAGTTTACGAGTAACAAGAAGGAACTTGATCTCCTAGAAAACGGTCCAAAAAGTTTGTCACAGTCATGGCATTTGCAAGCCATGTATAATAAGTGGAAAAGGATCAGTGGAATAAAGGATCCAGAACCACCAAATTGTCAATCATCATTAAAGGAATGGGAAGAGAGTGTAAAAAATCTGGAGTAACAAAATGGAAAAGAAACTTGAAAATAAACAGGATAGGTATTTTGAATGTTTGGAAGTTTGTGATGACAATGAACAGGAATCTACTTGTAGAGAAGTATGTACTCCAGCATTAACCGATGATCCTGAAGATCAACCAAAAGTAGACCTTCCAATAAAAGAGGAGGATGAATATGAGTATGTTCATAATATTAATATATTTGAAGAGGGGGATCAAAATTCACAAGAGTGGACAGATATGTTTATTAGTATGAGAGAAAAGTTTGGAGCATTAAAACCTGATCCAATAACTGGATTGGGAGTTACTTATGGAGGTGAAGTTACTCATGACTGATGAAGAATGCCTTTTAATTTGTTTTGATAATTGTAGAAATCTTGATGGAATGGATGGGAAGCAAGTGGAGCGTCTTATTAAAGGAAGAATATCTCCAAAGTTAAAACCAGGAGAGAAGAATAATATGAAAGTTAAATCATTTAATGGTATTAGTGTTCCTTTATTAGGTGGAGCATTAGGAGAAGGATATAGAAAGGATTGGACAGAAGATCAGTTAAAAGAATATGAGGAGTATCTTCAGGAGGAAAAATGAGAATTGGGGTCATGTGTTCTGGAAATGGTTCTAACTTTGAGAACATTGTACATTCCTGTCCAGATCATAAGGTTGTAGTGATGATACACAATAAGATTGGATGTGGTGCAGTAAAGAGGGCTCAAAAGTTGGGCATTCCCCATGTGTATATTAAGAGTAAAGATGAAGATGATATTATTAAAATGTTTGAAGCATTTAGAGTTGATCTTATTGTTCTTGCGGGATGGATGAGGATTTTATCTCCAAAGTTTATTGATACATTTTATAATAGAATCATAAACATTCATCCATCATTACTTCCTAAGTACAAAGGATTAAATGCTGTAGAACAGGCACTAGATAGTGATGATGTAGTTACTGGATGTACGGTTCATTTTGTAACGGAGGAACTTGATTCTGGTGCAGTGTTATTACAATCAGAAGTTCCTATTTTACATAAGGATACATTGAAAATATTAACAAAGAAAGTTCAAAAAGAAGAGCATCGTATTTTACCAATTGTAGTTAATTCATTAAATTTATGAAAGAAATATCTAAAGGAAAAGTAAAGACATTATATCAATCAACAGAATCTGCTGAAGTATTAATTAGATTTCATGATAAGGTAACTGCTGGTAATGGTGAGAAGGTGGATTATCCAGAAACAAAGGGTTCTCTTAATTGTAGGATATCATCTGTTATATTTGAACATTTAGAAAAAAAAGGGATTGATACACATTATATTTCATTAATGGAAAATGATTTGATGAAATGTAGGAAGGTAAATATTATACAAATAGAAGTGGTAGTAAGAAATTTTGTTGCCGGTTCTCTTTGTAGACAAACTTATCTTCATGAGGGTATAGCACTTCATCCTCCTTTAGTTGAGTTTTATTTAAAGGATGATAGTAAGAATGATCCACTTCTTACTATTGATAGGATGGAGCGTATGGGATATACTGAAATATTATATTCTCTTCTTATTTCTAAGGCACTTGAAATAAATGATGTATTGAAAGATATTTTTTCTAATATAGATTTAGATTTAATTGATTTTAAATTAGAGTTTGGGAATGATAGTCAGAATGGTCATTTACTTCTTGCTGATGAATTGAGTCCTGATAGTATGAGGTTATGGAAGAAAGGAACAAAAGAAAGTATGGACAAGGACTTGTTTAGAAAGGATAAAGGAGACATTATAAAAGCTTATGGAGAAATTCTAACATCTCTTTTAAATATTGATATATAATAACGATTCAAAGAATACTGTATGACTTATTCAATTACTCTTAAAACTCCTGATGGAGAAGAAACTACTATTGATTGTGCTGATGACCAATATATTTTAGACGCAGCAGAAGAACAGGGTGTAGATTTAAATTATTCATGTAGAGCAGGTGCTTGTTCTTCATGCGCAGCAAAGATTTTGGAAGGAAATGTTGATCAAATGGATCAATCCTTTTTAGATGATGATCAGATAGAAGCTGGGTTTGCTCTTCTATGTGTAGCATATCCAGAATCTGATTGTGTAATTCTTGCTGAACAAGAAGAGGCTCTTTACTGATGCACAGATTCACTGTTTATTCTAAGGATGGTTGTGGTCATTGCACCAAAATTCAACAACTTTTATTGACTACAGAGTTAAAGCATGTTATCTATAAACTTGATGATGATTTTACTAGAGATGAATTTATAAATCAGTTTGGTGAGGGGTCTTATTTTCCTCAAATTGTATTAAATGATAAGGTAACGATTGGTGGAGCTCAGGAATTTGTTAAATATCTTACAGAAAACAAACTTGTCCCATGAGACTTATCTTATATGAGATTTATAATGATGTGGAGTATGCTATTGATTACGCTTTTAGGGGAAAATATGTATTGAATATGTATGAATATCTAAGAATTAAAAAGGCTAAGAAGGTAGATGTTGATGAGTTTCTTAATAGTAGTGTTACTAAAGAGATTAATGATTTACTTATAGATCTTGATGAATATCTTCATGGTGGTTCTGATAGTATTCATAAACAATTAAGAGAGGGTTATGGTCATATACCTAAACCTGAAGCTAGAAAGATAAGAAAATATCTTGCTAAAATTATTGAAGATTGTGTGAAATATAGTAATGACCGCAAGCCTGGTCGCAGAAAGAAAGCACAAAAGTAAAGATGCAACAAAAAGGAAGGGAATACTATTGGAACAAGAAGGAGCAGACAGTGATCTAAATAATGAAACATGTGACGACTTTGAGGAAATAAACCGAGGAGTTGAGTTACTACTGAGGAATAAGAGGAGGGTTCAATCACCTAAAACTTTTCAAATAAAGTTTGAGAAAGTTGTATCCCTCTTCTATAGAGAGATGCAGATTTCTTTTAATTTTCATTTAAATTTCGAGAAAAAGTCTCTGGGGGAATAAAATGTTAGCATTAGCATTGACATTTACAGTATTATTTTCTATAATGTTCTTTGTAGTTGGAGCTTTAATAGGTTGGTTAGTAAATCAATTTTTTTATGAAAGAGGTGTTCAATATAATGTTCATCCGGAAATGTTTGATTCTGATGGAAATATAATACCAGATGATATACTTGCAGTGAGATTTGAAAATCCTGAAGACCTAGAAGAAGAATAATTATTCCTAAATATCCTATACTGAATTACTAAAATTATTACTATGGCTACATCAACAAAAAAGAAAACATCAACTGTTGTTAACTTACCACCTAATCCATTTATTTTTGAGATTTTGGAGGCTGTTAGTAAGCAAAGAACAATTGATAAGAAAGTTCAAATATTGAAGAGGTATGATACAGAATCACTTAAAGCTGTATTGATTTGGAATTTTGATCCTAGTGTAATTTCATTAGTTCCTTATGGTGAAGTTCCTTATGAGAAAAATGATGTTCCAGTAGGAACTGATCATACTTCTTTACGCAAAGAGTGGAAGAATCTTTATCATTTTGTTAAAGGTGGTAATGATAGTCTCTCTCAAGTAAGAAGAGAAACTATGTTTATTCAAATGTTAGAAGGCCTTCATCCAGATGAGGCTGAGATTTTATGTCTTGTTAAAGATAAGAATCTTGAATCAAAATATAAAGTTAATAAATCTTTAGTTGAAAAAGCCTTTACTGATATTAAGTGGGGTGATAGATCTTGACTAAAGGATTTGAAGACAAGAAAGTTAAGTGTACCATTGACAATGAAGAACTTAATAAAGTTGTTAAAAGATATAAAAATGTCAAGAAGTATATGAGGTCTCCATTGTTTGCTGTGAAAACAATGGATGGTACTGAAGATTATGTGAGTAAATTGATTGAGGAAGGGGAAACCCAACCTTGACTAATTGAATTTTTTGTTATATAATAAGTAAACCTATTTTTTTAAATAAAATGGAAGAGCAACAGAATCATCTTGTACAAGTAGTACAACAACAAAAGGATATTATTAGTGAGATTAGTGAATTGCAAAGTGCATTAGATACAAAAAGAAATTTGGGTATGAAGCTTCAAGGAATTATTGAGTATCTTAATAGTCTTGGTGTTACTCTTCCTGAAGCAGCATCTGAAGCAGCAGCTGATGAAGAAGAAACTGTAGAGGGTGCAGAAACCACCACTTGACATATATAGTTTATGGGGTTATAATAGACCCATCGTTCAACCCCTTTTATGGGGTCGCAAGTAAGCCGGTAAGGAACGGAGTTCGTTCATCTTATGTAACATGAAAATTTTATTAGCTTTATTGATGGCAGCATCTACTCCTGCAGCATGTGCTCAGGGACAATCAGACAATGGAATGGATTGTTCTGAATATAAAGAAGTTGTTGAAGTTGTTATGGAAGATCCCTATCTTTCAAAAAGTGAAAAAGAAGCTATTTCAAGGAGGGTCATGAGAAATGTCCCTCACACTTGTATAAAATCATAGGACGCATCACCGACTAAAGGAACGGGCCTTAAAATCCAATTACTTTAGGAGTAAATCCAATGGCACAAGTCACATACAGAGGTGTTAACTATGACACCAAGGACAGTAAGAACTGTCAGAAGCAATCCTCTGAATTAGTTTACAGAGGTATTAAGCATACTGAAGAAAAAGTCGTATGTTCTCGCTGATTATTAATGGCTTAATTTTAAAGGGGCTTTGACAGCTCCTTTTTTTTATGTCATAATATATAAATGATAAAAATTATCTTATGGAAAAGGATAAATTAAAATTAATTGTCAGAAATTTAAGATTGTTGGTGGATGCTCTTGAATCTGAAGTTTATTCTGATGTGAAATCATATACCTCTAGAATGTCAGAAACTCTTCCACCACTTCCAGATTATGATGAGGTATTTGAAGACGATGAGTAATGATGATTGGAGATATACTGATGATCGTTTAAAATTGAGGGCCCAATGTATAAATATACTATTAAAGAGATTTGGTGGTGTTCAAATAGATAAAGTTGGATATTCTACCCAAGACATTTATGAATGTGTAGATGTTTGGGTCTCTCAGGGTAATAAAACCTCTAATGGTTTAGTTTCCTTTTTCAAAGCATATTTTATCAAGGATGAGATCTACAAAAAAAGCGGCTAAGTATATTATAAAACATTCTGATTTATTTACAGAGGGTGATATGTTATATGCTAAAAAAGTGCTTCATCAAAAAAAAATAAAAAAATTATTGAAAAAGACCAAGAATGAATTTAGTAAAATTGATATCAGTAACTCCTGATGCCGAGAGGCTGATGGGGAAAATAGCTAGGGTTTCAAATCCTAAGAACCAGGAGAATCCTAATGTAGAAGGACTTTTAAAGTATTGTATTAAGCATGGTCATTGGTCTGTATTTGAGCAAGCACATATGACGGTAGAGATTAATACTACGCGTGGATTAGCTGCTCAAATCCTAAGGCATAGGTCATTTACCTATCAGGAATTCTCACAGAGGTATGCTGATGTTTCTCATATGAGAGAAGATATACCTTTACCTGAATTGCGTAGTCAGGATGATAAGAATAGGCAGAATAGTATTGATGATGTAGATCCTGCTATTATTGAAAAGTATAATGGTATGATGCGAAAGTATTTTGATTCGGGGATGGATCTTTATAAGTTGATGCTTCGTGATGGTATAGCAAAGGAGTGTGCTAGGTTTGTACTTCCTCTTGCTACACCTACTAGATTGTATATGACAGGTTCTGTCAGATCATGGATACATTATATTGACTTAAGGTCCGCACATGGAACTCAAAAAGAACATATGGATATTGCTGAATCAATCCGTAATGTATTTTCTTATCAATTTCCAGTTGTAGCGTCTGCGCTTGACTGGGTATCTAAATAACCTTACATATATTAAAAAATTATGCCTACATATCCATTGAAAAATTTGAAGACTGGTGAAACTAAAGAACTCTCTATGTCAATGGTGGCATACGATGAGTGGAGAAAAGAGAATCCTGATTGGGATAAAGATTGGATGGCAGGAGTTGCTGCTATTGGAGAAGTGGGAGAGGTATATGATAAGCTGAAGAAATCTCATCCTGGATGGAATGACGTTCTTCGTAAAGCATCTAAGATGCCAGGTTCTAATGTAAGACCTGTATAACTTACCAAAAACCAAAATCAACTTTTAGTTTCAAAAATGGGGGTAAAAAAACTCAGGAATTTTTTTACACCTATTACTTTTTTTAAAAATATATGCCAAGAAAAAAATCAGCAGGTATTAGCACAAATCCCGTTCCTTACGGGATGAGCAATAAAACAATGAAAAGAAAAAAACCAATTAATTTAGATTATATTAAAAAAATTGAACCTCTTACAGAGAATCAATCACACTTTTTTGAAAGTTATAAAAAAGGACAAAATTTAATTGCTTATGGAGTAGCTGGAACAGGTAAGACTTTTATTACTCTTTATAATTCTATACTTGATGTATTGGACCCAAAATCTCATTATGATAAAATATATATTGT